GATTGGAAGCAAGTGATTATGGTATGTTTATATCTAGCACTTGGGAAGATGATGACGGAGTAGAGCAAACTAGGCTCGGAGTAAGGTATAATGAACTCCTAGCTTTCATAATAACAACTTTATAGGAGAACAAGATGGCAAATACATACGAATGGGACTGTAAAACAGTAGACGTGTACCCAGAATACGAGGATCACACAGACACAGTTTATAACGTCCACTGGAGACTTAACGCAACAAGTAGTGAAACACACGAAGTAGATGGTCAAGAAGTACCATACACAGCTAGTGTTTATGGCACTCAATCATTATCATTAGAAGATGTCGGTACAGACTTTAAACCTTTTGATGAATTAACCAATGAAATAGTTACTGGTTGGGTTGAAGGTAATATGGGTGAAGAGGAAGTAGCTAATTTAAAAACTTCTTTAGACTCTAAGATTACTGAAGAGATAACACCTACTACTGAAACAAAAACTATAGGCGAGTAGTATGGAGACACTTTTTCAAGTTGTTATCATAATTGGAGTAATATACTTTATAATAAATAAAAAGAAACCAGAATGGATAGATACAATACTATCCAAATTTAAGAAGTAAACATTATGGCAGATACCTACACCACCAATTTAAACCTCAGAAAACCACAAGTGGGAGGCGCTACTAATGAATGGGGTGGCAGACTTAACAATGATTTAGATATCATTGACGGTATTTTTGCTGCTAATGGCGGAGGAACTAGCGTTGGTTTAAATGTTGGTACTAATAAAACCATAACAGTAGCAGGTACACTAACCTCTACTGGGACAGCATCTTTTACAACTATTGATGTAAATGGTGGTGCAATTGATGGATCTCCAATCGGTGCAAATTCAGCATCAACTGGGGCGTTTACTACTTTATCAACAACTGGTTTAGCTACACTAACCACAGTAGATATAAACGGTGGTGCTATTGACGCTACTGTTATTGGTGCTACTACAGCATCAACAGTTGCAGCAACTACACTAACAGCAACAACTGTAACAGCTACTGGTAATGTAAATACTACTGGTGGCGAGCTACAAATTAATGGTACTAACGTACTAGAAAAAGTATATCCAGTTGGATCTATCTATATCAATGCAACTAGCGCAACGAATCCAGGTACATTGCTTGGTTTTGGTACATGGGTAGCTTTTGGAGTTGGTAAGGTTGTAGTTGGTTTAGATTCTACTGATACAGACTTTGACACAGTAGGAGAGACTGGCGGTGCAAAAACACACACATTAACAACTAGCGAAATTCCATCACATACACATGCTTTAGATGCTAGTGATAATCCAGGTGGATCTGGAGCGATTGAGGTTGCTGGTGGATCACCAACATCAACACAGTCAACACAAGCCACAGGTGGCGGAAGCGCGCATAACAACTTACAACCATACATAGTTGCTTATATGTGGAAACGTACAGTATAGGAGCTGACAATGGCCCTATACCCAATCACACCACCCGCAGGAATAGTAAAAAACGGCACTGATTACGCCAACAAAGGACGTTGGGTAGACGGTGATTTAGTACGTTTTGAAAACGGTTATCTAAAACCTATTGGTGGTTGGACAAACTTTGAAAACACCACCCTGGCAGGCACACCGATAGCTATGTATTCTTATAGAACTAATGATGGGGACAAGGTTCTAGTTGTTGGCACAAGAACAAAGGTTTATGTATTTTATGATGATGCCTGGATAGATATCACACCATCTGGCTTTGTTGGAGATTCTGTCAATACTTCAAACGGCTATGGTACATACGACTATGACGAAGAGAACTATGGAGTTGCAAGATCAGCATCCACACTTGCGTTAAAAACAGATCATTTCTCATTTGATAACTGGGGAGAGCATTTGGTGTTTTGCTGTTCTAGTGACGGTAAAATATATCAATGGCGACCAGATGCAGGTTCTGGATCTCCAGATACTATAGCAACACAAATAACTAATTCACCAATAGGATGCCAGGCTATTATAGTAACCAACGAAAGACACTTGGTAGCTATTGGTTCATATAGCGATCCTAGAAAAATATCTTGGAGCGATAGAGAAGACAATACTAATTGGACCGCAACAGCAAGAAACACAGCAGGTGATTTACAAATACCTACTGGCGGTAGAGCTTTATATGCAGTCAAGTGGCAGAACAGCGTTATTATATTTACTGATATTGGTATTAATAAAATGTATTATGCTGGATCTCCATTTGTATATGGAATACAAGACGCTGGCGTAAATTGTAAAGCCATCTGTCCTAGAGGCATAGTTGCTTCTGGTGACTTCATATCATGGATTGGCGAGAACTCTTTTTTTACATACTCTGGTACTGTAAAAGAATTAAAATCAAATGTGCATGATTTCATTTTTGATAACATACAATCTGGTACACAAGAAAATACCTTTGGCACACACAACGTAGACTTTAATGAGATATGGTGGTTTTTCCCAGTTGGGGATGACTATCAACCAACACCAAACAAATATGTTATCTGGAACTACTTAGATAATGTATGGTCCATAGGATCTATGAATAGAACATGTTGGATTGACCAGGGAGTATTTGCTAATCCAATAGCATGCGACTCAAACGGTAATGTATACGAGCATGATAAAAGACCATTGTTTGACTCACCAGGCATAGGCAATCAAGTGCCATTTTGTACTAGCGCACCTATAGAGCTAGGTAACGGCGACAGGGTCATACAAGTAAACCAAATTATTCCAGACGAAGAATCTGCAAACTTACCAGGCATAACTATAGGATTCACTGGTGGTTTTACACCTTTAGGATCTCAAACAGATTTTGGTAACTTTACCTTCCAAACAGATGGATATACTGATGCAAGGTTTAGTGCAAGACAAGTACAAATGAAAATAACAGGATCTTTAACAGAAGACTTCCAAGTCGGAGTTATAAGGGTAGATGGTAAGCCAAGAGGTAGAAGATGATATCACCAGAAAGTAAAGCTCAATATATACAAAGAGTTACTAATGCTAAATTAACAGTATCTGGGACAACATCATTAGAGACAATATACACAGCACCGACTGGTACAGATTTTGACTTTGCTATTGTAGAGTCTATTTTGGTATGTGACCACGGCAATCAACAAACAAACATAGATATATCAATAACTACTGGTGCATCTAACTTTTATATTTTTAAGCAACACAACATAACAGCGCATCAAACAGACGAGTTATTAGAAAATGATTTAGTCCTAACAGCTGGACAGGTTTTAAAAATACAAGTAAGCCATGCAAACATTAACGTGATTGCAAGCCTGGTAGAGTATGCAAAAGGCGATTAATGAAAGCTGGCAAGAGGAATGGATAAGAACCAAACCTCTTATAGCAAAAGCGGTTAAACATCAGGATGCCTATACAATTGATGACATAGAAGATAAAATAAGAGAAGGAATATTCTTACTTTGGGCTAGCAACAATGCAGCATTTGTAACAGAGTTTGTAGTATTTCCACAGCACACCGCAATGAACTTACTCTTTTGTGGTGGTGACTATAAAGAGTTAGAGGCGATGTTGCCACACATAGAAGAGTACGCAAAGAAATGTGGAGTCAAAAGGCTTTACGGTGGTGGCAGAAAAGGATGGACAAGAAAGCTTAAACATCTTGGATTTGTAACAGAACATTTAATTAGAAAAGATTTATGAGTAAAGGAAAAAGCAGAACACAACAACAAACCACAATGCCAGATTGGCAGATGGACTTATTTAAAGATTACTATGACAGAGCAAAAGAAGCTGCTGACACACCATTCCAAGGATTTACTGGCGACAGGTTTGCTGGCATGTCCCCAGAAGAACAACAGATGGGTGCAAGTATTCAAAGTTTATTTGGTAGTGCATTTGGTGGATTTGATCCTACTGGACAGTTACAACAATTAGCTGGTCAACAAGCTCCACAGTTAGGCGATGTCCAATCTTTATTAGATGTAGATATTGGCGCATATCAATCACCTTATCAGCAACAAGTTATAGACCTAACAGAACAAGACTTTGCTAGACGTAGAGACTTACAACAAAAGCAAGCGCAAGATGTAGCAATGCGATCTGGTGCTTTTGGTGGATCAAGAGGAACTATATACGAGCAAGAAGCATTAAGACCTTTACAAGAACAAGAAGCAAGAACAGTTGCAGGTTTACGACAGTCAGGATTTGATCAAGCACAAAGAGCTGCTGAGTCTGACATAGCAAGACAACAGCAATTAGCCATGTTCGCGCCCGAATTAGAACTCAGAGGCAGACAACAACAAGCTGGCTTATTAGGTGGTTTATTAGGCGGGCAACAACAAGCACTAGGATTACTTGGTGGTTATGGCGCTTTAGCTAGAGGACTAGATCAACAAGGCAGAGACTTTGACTTCAGCGAGTTTATGAGAGAACAACAATACCCAGCATATCAGTTAGGATTACTTGGACAAGGACTTGGAATGATGCCACAGCTTATGGGTAGCACTGGTACAGAATCTTTCAGAAGAGCAAGCTTAGAAGAACTTGGCAACTTTTTATCTGGAGCTGGTGAATCAGGGTTTTTTGGGGGCCCATAATAAGACATGGTTATATTAAATTTACCGACATTTACAGAACAAGCAGAAAAAACTCCAGAAGAAAAATTATTGGAAAGTTTACAACAGGTGCAAGTTCAAAGACCTACCGCAGAAGTTCCTAGGTTTACTAGATACGGCAATAGAATGGCAGAGCGTGGTGGCTTTGATTTATTACCAAAAGAACAATTATCTGGAATGACGCAACAGCAAATAGATCAATACGAAGCAGAAAGAAGAAAAGCTAGAGGCGCTGGTATATCTGAAACATTAATGAGAATGGGACAGGCTTTTGCAGGTAAAGATGCTGATGCTGGTATTTTACGAAGACAGCAAGCGAGGCAAGCGCAAGAGCAACAGGCTGAGCAGGAAAAAATAAATCAACAATTAAATTCTGCAATTGATAGTTCTAATATTCCTGAAACACAAAAAACATTTTTAAAAGCCATGGGCGTACAACAAAAGTATGATGCTTTATACGGACAAAAAGCACCTAAACGAGAAATTATAGAAGATAGAAGCGGTATAAAAAGATTTGTAGACACAGGAGAATATGTTTTTAAGGATGTAGAAACACCACCACCTCCACCAGAAGACTTGACTGAATGGCAACAAGCACAAAAAGATTACAATATATTAATGAACAAACCTGTTGACG